AAAGTCTTTTTCTCGAACTCTTTCTCAAAGAGGGAGATTTTCACCTCCTTCTTTTCTTCAGGTGCTTTCACTTCGGGAAGTTTTGCCTCAATCCGTTCAGCAAGTCTGCGGCTTTCCATATCCAGCACACGAGATTCTTCAGCAACTTCAATCACTTCACCGGGAGTATAATACTTTCCGGTGAACTTGTCGCGGAAAACTGATATAACCTTTACTTTCATATCCTACCTCCTTATGCTGATTGGATGGATGCAATTTCGCTCAAATCGAAATTAGTAATCAAATCTGGATTGGAAATCTGCGGAATCCACTCTGCCGTATATTCCATGTAGCGACCGTTTTTGTCACGATAGTTAGAGATAAGCATCTGCCCCTCTGACGGGATATAAGTACGTCCTTGTACTGGGTCTGTCGCTTCATACGGAGTATGATGACGCATATAACCAATGTTGTCAGAAGGTAACAGAGTAATACGATTATCCGCGTAAATCTGCACATTCTTTCCCGTCTGGTCTTTCACGTAGTCCTCCTTGATTTCGATGCGAGGCAGACCGATGCCGGTGAACACTTCGGAAGCCAAAGAAGAGGAAACCAATCCCGTACTCAACTTCATCTCATTAGAACCAAGAATCATCTTGTACTGCTCACCAAATTCAGATGAACCAAGAATAAGTTTGTTGAAAGATGCACGGGTCATTATCATCTTGGCATAAACACCAAAATCCGGAGCTAAAGAATGAAGTTTCTCTCTCAAATAAGAGATAAACATATTCTTTCCGTCCACAACCACATCTCCACTTTTCGGCTTGATAAAATTGAACGGAAGGGTAATCTCCAGCAGTTTATTATTGGTCTGACCGGAAGTGATTGCAGCGTCTTTGTTGTAAACGGTAGCTTCACCAAGCATCAACAGCGCACCGACAATAATGTCCATACGCTTGTGGGCAGCAAGGGTAATCTGACGGTAGTCGTCTGCCAGGAAGTTTACAATCTCTTCCATTGCAGCCTTTTGGTCGGCTGGCTTAGCTGCATTGAACTTGTCAATCAAATCCTGCAATTCAGAAAGACGGTCAATAGACATCTGATAAGCATCACCCAAATAGGCAATCTCACCATATCCGGAACCGATGTTCCGACGTTCACGGATGGGTTTCTCTCCAAAACGTGAATTGATAGAGCCGGCCATAACTCCGGTTACAGAACCGATATAATCCTTGAACACACGAGTAGTTACTCTGCGGAAAGTAAGATACTGCTGCCAATAGATTGTGTCCTTGCGTGTCTGGTTCACACGTCTGATGATAGCGGAAACGATGTTCGCATCATCGAATAATGTTTGAATCGTTAAAAACATATCCTACCTCCTTACTCGTTAAATTCAAACCATCCCTTCATGTTGGCTTTATCGTTCTCGGAGAACGGCATAACCAATTTTGAAGGGTCAATCTCTGCGGCTGTACGAAGCAATGAAACCAATGTAATTCCGTCCTCAACCTTTGTACGGTTGTACAGAGCCGAATTAGCGACATGCTTTTGCTTTAAACCATCAACTGCAACCGCATTGAATAATACAGCATCTTTGGCAATATTCTCACCAAAAGCAGCCTTAATAGTCAATACATCATAACCGGCATTAGATTTATCAATTGCCGTTACTTCTGCGCCTTTCTTGCCGCTTCCGACAAACATACCCACATAAGCCAAAGAGTTCTTGGCTACTTTGATAGACAAAGCCTCTCCACCAGTGGTATAGGCTTCCACAACTCTCACATTGATTACCGCATAAGCGAACTTGTTTTTCAAGTCCGCACAAATCGGTGTAAATCCGGGAAGAAAACTTCCCACTACCAGGTTCTGCGTATTAAGTTTGAACGGACCACGTCTACGAATGCCGGTCTGGACATCGTAGCGTTCCTCTTGCTCAACGGGCGGAACCAAGTCATACTTAAATCCTGCTGACATAATTAATTCTTGTTTTGTTCAACAATAGTTTTCGTACCCTCATCAATCATTTTAGCGATAGATTCAGATTCTTTCTCAATCTTCTCTTCCGCTGATTCGGGAGGGGTTACGCCTTTGAAGCCGTCATTTGCGAACTCCTGCTTCAAGTCCTTGAAGTATGCGTCCAAGTCCTCATCGTCCTTAATGGCGCATCGTTTGGCGTAGTTTTCGGGAATACCATACTCTTTTGCCTTTGCCAAAATCTGCTGGCTACGTGTTGCTTGAGCCTTCTCCGTTTCAAACTGTGTTAGCTTATCAGAAAGGCTCTTGTTGGAATCAATTAAAGCTTGCGCCCATGCAGGCACATCGTCTTTATTCTCTTCCGTTTTAGTGGTTGTGGTAGTCTCGATTGGCTTACCGTCTTTAAGGTTATGTTTCTTCTCGTAGTTGGAAACTGCGGTCTTGGAAGCATCCCCGGCACGGAAATCACCATAGGAATTAAGCACGTCCGAAAAATTGATACCCTCAATAATGGAGTTTACCTTTGTCTCGTCCGTTACACCCTCTGCCTTCTTAGTGGCAATGCGGGTAAGAATAGCAGTGTCCACCCCTGCGAATTTCTGTTGTAGCCCTGCTAAGATTTGTTCTAAGATTGTCATACCGTATGAATTTGATTTATAAATTTCTACGGTAAAATTCGATCTTAATAAAGAGAATGAGAAATAATCAGGATAGTTATATACGACAATCAGACTATTGTCATAAATATGACAAAAAAAGGCGTGAAACCGAATGAATCACGCCTAAAATATAGTAAGATAGTATGCCTAAAGTTTTACTTCTAATTTTTGACCTGTCAAATCAAAATACAGGTTTTGAAGTTGATGGAGGGATTTCACTTGTATATTGTAATCGACTCCCTTCAAATGGAAATCTGCGTCCAACTCAAACAAGGGACTATAATAAGTGACAACTCCCCATTTATGCTTTTCAAATCCACACTTCAACAACAGTTCTTCTGTAAGAGGAATGGGATTAAGGTTCTCTACATAGGTACGAAATACCGCTTCTGATGATATTCCACTCGCTTCATATTTTGGATATTCAATCTCACTATATCCTATTTCTGTTATCTTATATGGAGTTTTGCTATTTTGTAAATAGACATAATTACCAATTTTCAATTCTCTAACATCCACCATACTATAACAAATTTATAGCCGATAACTCCTTTGTCAATGATTGAATACCCCTCTGAATTTTCTCTAACTGCTGCCTGCGAGGTTTGTGAACTCCGGCAGCATAATGCCACAACTGGCGTTCATTGATTCCTGTAATACGGCTCAATGCAGCCTTAGTAAAGATATTACTGTAATAGTTGATAAAAGTAGCAGCATCAATCTTAAACTTTAACTCAAATTCTCCAGAAAGCACCTCACAAGGATTAGAGTTATCTTCCAAATACAATTCGATAGCCTCCTTCATGTTATCTTCCAACTCCTTCATGTCGTTACCGACTGTAATGACAGGAGCATCTTCAATATAAGCACTTAAGTTCTTTCCTGCGTGTTCTACAATAACTTCTACTGTTTTCATATTACCTCCTTTTTTAATTAAGAGAACAAGGGGGCTACTTTAGCCCCGCTTGTCTCAAAATGCTGTAATAAGTGCCTTTCTCAACGCCTTTGCTGTTATGATTCGGTACAATAACCACTTTGCCGTCTTTCTCAAACTTCATGTGACTACCTTTCTGACTCTTTAGAACAAAACCGTTTTCTTGCAACATAGTTACAACGTCTTTAACTGATTTGTAACTCATAACGCTTTGGACTTAATTACCATGCAAATATAGTAATAATACGAATATTATCAAAGCATTTATTCGTTATTTTACTATGAATATAAAAATAGCGGTAACTCCGAAGAATTACCGCTAACCATTCTATTTTTCTTATACTAAAATTATAAACCTCGTAATTTTTCTGACTAAGAAGCATTTTTCTGTTCTTTATTTCCGATTTGCTCATTCTTTGCTGCTTGTTCTTCTTTTATTTCTGCAATTTCTTCTTCGATGCGGTCAATATTTCCAGCGAACATTACCCCATGTCGTTGTGACCATACACCACCCGACACAGCTTTTACAGCTACATTAACTTTATCTTCTAAATTGTCAAGGCGATACGGAACAACTTCTGTACTAATATCTATCGTTTCAGATGCTTTGTTAAATTCAGATGGATTTATAGAACCTAAAGCAGAGACTATGAAGTTCACACGCCTTTGCAAGAACTCACCTATCACCTCGGCATGATTTTGAACTTGCAAATGTGTCGAAAGAAACACGTAATCGAAAGCCACTCCCGACAAGGCATTTCCAGCACCGCTCAACTTTTCAAAACTGATTTGCGGTGTATTCGTCATAGAATATGCTTTCTCAAAGAGGGTTTCTACCTCAAATTTTACGGTGTCATTTGCCTGATTCCATGTCAGATACTGAGCATCCGCACCCTCACCTGTAAGTTTAACCATTCTATCCTTAACCTTACCCATGAAACCCTCTACATCACCAATTAGCTTCAATAGTGGGAAGAAATGGTAGTCTATACAATCAGCATAATTGGATAATAGTTTCTCCAACCGGACCCGGAAGGTCTTTATCTTCTTGCAATAAG